TTTAACATCAACTCGGCAATCTTAACTCTCTTGTCAAATTCCTTAGAAGCAAGATCATCTTGATTAGGAAGATTCTTAGTCAAACTTGCACTCATCTTAGCTTGCACTTCTTGAGGCATTAACTGCGCTTCAACAGACAATTTAGTAGCCTCTGCCCTGTTTTGTTCAGCCTGAGTGGTGTTTACAGCAATCTGAGCCTGTGCCGCTTGGATAGCTAACTGCTGTTGAGCCTGTTGCATCTGTTGTTGCTCAGGATTAGGTTGCATCATCTCATCCAACTTGGCAATCAACTCCATTCGATTAGACAAACTGCTGTTTCCAATGATTCCTTTGAGCAAAATAGGCAAAACAGGAGTGTCAGCACCAAGAGTCTGCAACAAACCAATAAATTGCTGTTGCTCATACTCACGAGCAATGATGCCCAAGGTAGCAGTTGGGATGAAGTTCATGTCCACAGATGGATAACGCTCTGGGTCAAACTGCATGAACCTAAAAGCCGCCTTCTTGATGAATGGAATCAGGAAATCTTCTTGGAAATTCACCAATGTACGCTTGTATTTCTTGATGATAGAGGCAACCGCCATCGACATACCGCCACCATCACGACTAGCTTGGCTAACCATACCGTTTGAGTCTAGAGTTCCTGTCGCTTGTAGCAACATTCTCTCAAAGTCTTTAGCAGTTGCAAGGTTGTTTGGGTCAGTTTGACCAAACTTGAATGGATAGAGAATCTCACTCGGTGCGCCATTGGTGAGAATAGCTTTTCCGGGCTTTACCTCAAACTTCATGCCCCTTGGCAAACGAGTTGCATCCATTGCAATCATGGGAGAGGTACTCAGTGCCAGTGAATCTAAGTGACTGCGAGTCTGTGCATCAATGGCTTTTTGCATATTGAATGCTTTTTCCACTGTGCCACGACCCAACAACCTGTTTGGAACTGTATCGTCTTGGTAACTCAGTACAGGACGATCTTTCATCATGTATGGGTTTTCTTCAGCCTTCAACAGCATCCCATCATTGGCAATTACAACAATGGCTTCTACCATGTCGGTGTAGTCTTCAGCCGCTGAATTCTCAGGGAACAAGTCAACAATGTCCTTGTTTTCTTCTAAGTTGTTCAAGTACTCACGAGGCACAAGACCGTAATAGGTCAACAGCAATACCTTCTCATCTTGGTACTGGCTAATCTCTTGTGTAGCTTCAAGGTCAGTATCTTCACTGGCAGTACCAATGTCCACCTTGCGGTAGATACCCTTCTCAATGCCCTGCACAATTTTATGAATACTCACATATTTCTCTATCGCCACCCCCATACAGTCATCGACCGTAGTACCGTTGGGGTCGAACAAGAAGTTCTTGGGGTTGATAGGATTGATCTTGACAGAGATTCTGTCTCTTTCCATCACACCAATTGCCGCTTGACCCATCTGATTAGGGATAGGCCGAGTTGAGGGAACATACTCGGTTTCAGTCTTGACAATAATCTCGCCTATGCCTGTGCCATAGATTTCAGCCATCAATTCGATCTGATCGATAGCTTTTCTGATTTTGTCCTTCTTAAAGTCTTCAGTCAGTTGAGCCTTAATCAGTTCAACATCAATGGAATTGCCATTCACATCTTGGATATTGTCTTCAATGTCAAAGAAGTCACCTTGACCAAAGATTGCTTCCATGATCTCAGCGTGACGAGTCTCAACTGCTTGCTGAGTGGCAGGGGTAACAATACGGCTACGCTCTGATTCACGAGTCTTGTCTTCAGCCGCCCATTGACCACGAAAAATACGCTCATACTCTAGGTAGGCGGGGAGGTAGTTAGCATCACGCCAATCTCGCCACTTGTCGCAGTGGCTGGTGATGAAATCGGTCAGTTCTTTATCAGCCTCAGTAGGCTCATAAAATTCATTCTGTTCTAGTTTGACTTCTTTATCTGTTGCCATAGTGTTACCTTAATGGATTGCCAAATGGGTCTGCGTAAATTAGTTGATTTACAGGGACATCATAGGATTGTATGGGGTATGTCTCAAGTCTTTGCTCTGGAGTCATATTCATGCGGCTTTGTACGGCTCTGGCTTCTACTTCGCCGGCTAAACTTCTATATGCCTTATATGGATTGCTTGCACCTCTAGATGAAACTGCGGCGGCATCTAATGTTTTTCCAGTTCCAACTCGTTCCAAAGCGGCAAATGCACCAGCTTCTGGACTTCTATTAAATATTTTCTCAAATCTTTGTTTTGCTTCTAATTGATTTAGGTTTGAACCTCTCATCAACTTGTCAATAACTGCCGCATCTTCAAGTGCTTCTGTGCTAAAAACATCGTTAGGCTTAAAAAAATCAGCACTACCACCTCTAGCAAAATTCTCTCTATTCTGAATTGCGTGCTGAGTTTCGTGAAGCAAAACACTTTTTAATTCTTCTTCGGTTGGGGCTTTTGATGTCATTCTTTCCCCAACAATTCTTTCATTAACTGGAACATTTCCAGCACCAATGCTAGAAACTCTGGTCTGTTCTAATCTACCCCTTGGGATATTTCCAAATTCAGCCGTTGATTCAATATTGGCTAACTCTGGATAAGCCCGATACAAATCTTCATAAATTAAATTTTGATTCAATGAGGATTGGAAATCATTGACTTCCTTTTGAAGTTTATTCTTTGTAGTCCTATCCAAGTCTTGATATGGCTTACCATAAGTAAGTTGTGCCGTTAAATCAAGTTCTCTTGCTGTTTGCTCTGGTGTCAGATCATATCTAGCAAAAGCAGAGACATCGCTAATCTCTTGCCTCAACTTGCCATCAGGACTTCTGAATGTCCCTGTCTGCTTCCAAATATCTACAGGGTCAACACCAGATTCCTCTAGCTTTAAAAACTGTTCAGCACCAGCCTTATTCCAAGTCTTTGCATTTTCGCCAATGAATATCTGTTTGGGTTTGGGCGTAATCGCTCCAAGGATAGACCTCGTTGGCTGACCTGTCATAGCGGCATTGATTTCCTCACCAGCCATACGACCAACAGCCCGACCTGTACGACCCGCAACTCTACCCACCGCTGGCGCAAAAGGCGCAACATTCATTGCCGCATTGATAGTTTCTTCTTTAGGGCGCAAGGTCATACCAGAGCCAGAGAACAACGAATCCCCATACGACATACGCTCAAGCGTCTTAGGGATGCCAGTGCCATAAAGGAACTCAGCAGTACCTTGCATCTGCTGAGTTCTTTGGGGCGCACTCATGTACTGCAAAGGCAGATTCACAATGTCAGAGAACAGTCCCAATATGGGACTTCTCGGAGTTGCTTTCATCTGATCTGCCATTTAAACCCCGCTAATGATGTCGATTGGTTGCCACTCGTCTTCATCATCTGCCTCAAAATAAGAGGTTATAGATAACTGATCTATATAACTTAACGCATCAGGAAGATCATCGTGTACCCCTTGGGATGGGTACATTAATAACTGGTCAACAAACTCCGACCAATCCTCATCCTTGTTAAGCACGATTCTGCCATGCTCAAAGCGTCCTTGCAATGCCCAAATGATTCGATCTGACTTCTTGCGATTGCCATGCGTCAAATCCACAATATGTGCATACACATTGGATTTTCGCATTAAATCAGATAAATAGGGAAGTACCGCATTTTTTAATGCTCCACGCTCAATCCCAATGGATAGTGGCCTGTAGTCCCTGATCGCAAGCAAGATGTTGGCGGCTGTGGTGCGAATGTCCCACCGCCCGAACTCAATCTTCTCAACATACCACTTGCCGTCCTCTGTCACCTTCACCACCGCAATGGCACTCTGGTCTAAACGTTTCTTCGAGTTGGCGGCTTGCTTTGCCACCTCCTCAAACCCCGCCAAGTCAACCGCTATGAAGTATGAACCCTGTTCAGGTATCTCCCCATACTTCAGCCACTCCTCCTTGAAGACATCAGAGCCAGCATTGTCGAAACTGGCTAGGTATTCTTGTTTAAACGCAAAGGAACTCAAGGTTTTCTTGGCAGATTCAATCTCTGTAGGGTCAATCAGTGGGTTGTCTTTAGTGGTGAAATGCCAACTTTTCCAATCGGGGTCTTCGCCCTCTTGACCTAAGTTATACAGGTCATAGAACCAGTTACGCCCCTTGGGTGTCCCAATAAACATCGCTCTTCCACGCTTGTCACTCAATGATGCACGAATTACCTGTTCCCAAGTCTCAGGCTTAATGTCGGCAACCTCGTCCAGTACAGCGTAAGTAAGAGAGACACCTCGCAAGGTATCGGGTCTGTCTGACCCTCTGATGTATATCTTTGCACCGTTAATCAAGGTGACTTCCATGTTGTTCACATGGCTACTGGTGATGATCTCTCGCCCGATGTCCAAGAGTACATCCCAAATAATTTGTCGTGCCTGACCTTGGGTGGGTGCGACATAAAGCACAGCACTGCCAGCGGGGCAGTTCAACCCCTCAATCAGTAGCGTAGTGACTGCTAACCTAGACTTACCGCAACGTCTACCCGCAACCACAACCTTGAACCTCGTCTTGTCGGCATACACCTCCTGTTGCCAAGGCAATAGGCAGAAGTTTAGGTCAGCCATTCTTAGCCTCTATGTCTTGAATGTCATCTGGGTCTAGGGTAGTTGTCGTTGCCGTTGGTGCGCCAATCCCTGTGATATTGATGGTGACCGCACTCCTCTGGCTCTTATCCTTCTCAAACATGGAGACAGGCAGTGTGCGGTCAACGCACATCTTGATAGCCGCCATCTGTGCGGGGTGATTGTCGTTTAACGCAATGGAAATCATCTTCTCAACAACATCCTTACCGCTAGACTTGATAAGCATATCCTTCAAGTCCTTGATACGCTGGCTGTCAGTCTTGGGCAACGCTAAGTCAGGATTCCTTGCGTACTCCTGTATCTGACGCTTCAAACCATAGATACCCTTGGGTCTGCCAGCTTTCTTCTTGTCTAGCTGTGGCTGTGGGGCTTCATCTTGGATGCTGTCCATTTGCTCTATTTTCACGATTGTCCTTGTCTTTGTGGGCGTGATAGGTGGGGACTATAGCAAATAAGAGGTCAATAGTCTTTTTTTTCATAGCGGATAGTGGACTCTTCGCCCCTTTTTCCATTTTCACTTTTTCGGTGGGGCGGATGCTCCCACAACTTTGACCGACCGACCAACCCCCCTCCCCCCCCTACAAAAATTTGAGAACTTTTTTCTGTGGACAACTATTCCTAGAGGCAAACGCTTGTAAGTGCTTGATTTTCCTAGACATTTTCTGTAACTTGCAGATTGCTTACAAATTCCATTTAATACAATGTCCATTATGTTAACTCAAAATCAATGGAAGTATTACAAACATTTGCAATCTGAGATAGGAAATGAAACCAACCTGTGCAAATGTGGATAACTTCGATGCCGACCTGTGGATAACCTGTGGATAACTATTGCATTTCACAATATGGAATGGATTTCT